CAATGGTCGCAGCGTTAGGTCCACTATTACTAATATTTGGTACTGTTATTAGCACTATTGTTAAAGTTAAGACTGCGATGCAATTCTTAGGAGCTGGATTTGCGGGTACTATGGGGACAATAGCCGCAGTAATTGGTATTATTTACGCACTTGTAGCCGTGTTCATGATTGCTTATACTAAGTCTGAAACATTTAGGAACTTTATTGACAAGCTTTGGCCGTCTATTAAGAATGGGTTAGGGGTAGCCGCTCAATGGGCAGCTGAAAAACTCAAGGTCTTATGGGAATGGTTACATCAAGCTGGTCAGAAAGCTAAAGAGTTTGGACAGGCGGTTCGAGATAAAATCGGTGAACCTTTGAAACACTTCTCCGAAAAATTAGGTGTAGCTGGTGACTCTATTAAAGGGTTCATTAGTGGAGTACTTGAAAAGATGGGAGGAGCGTTCGGTAAGATTGGAGGAGTTGCGTCCCTTGCCGTATCCGCTATTACCAAATTTGGATTAGCGTTCTTAGGAATTACTGGCCCTATTGGACTAGCTATTAGTTTAGTAGTATCATTCCTAACGGCGTGGGCTAAGACTGGAAGTTTGAACGCAGACGGTATCCGTCAAGTGTTTGATAATTTGTCTACTACGATTCAAAATGTAGCAGACGCTATAACTAAATACTTACCGCAGTTCGTACAAAAGCGAACTGAAAACTTAGTTAAAATTATTGAAGGTATTACTAAGGCTATTCCACAAATTACCCAGACTATTAGTCAGGTAATTACTGCGATTACCCAAACACTAGTTTCGGTTCTACCGCAATTAGTTAGCGCAGGGATGCAGATTTTAACTACACTTATTCAAGGTATTTCGCAAGCCTTACCTCAGATTGTACAGGCTACGGTACAGATTATTACCACGTTACTTAACGGCCTAATACAAGCCCTACCTCAGTTAATTGGAGCCGGTATCCTAATTATACAAGCTCTTATCGGGGCTATTGTACAAGCATTACCGTCTATCGTAGACGCCGCGGTTCAGATCATGATGGCCCTCATTAATGGTATTGTACAGGCTTTACCTACGTTAATTGAGGCAGGTTTACAGATTATCATGGCCCTCATTCAGGCTATTGTAGATAATCTACCTCAGATTATTGACGCAGGTATTCAAATGCTAACGGCGTTAATTCAAGGACTTATTCAGGTACTTCCTCAGTTAATTGAAGCCGCTATTCAGATCCTGACAGCTTTATTGGAAGCGTTCATTAACGCACTTCCGCAACTAGTTGACGCAGGGGTTCAGTTACTTACATCCTTACTTCAAGGGTTTATTAGTGTACTACCTCAACTAATTCAAGGAGCTATCCAAATTCTAGCATCGCTATTATCTACTATCCTAAGTCACCTACCTCAATTACTTCAAGCAGGGGTTCAGTTACTAACTTCTTTAGTAAGCGGTATCCTGTCAGTACTAGGTTCACTCCTATCTACTGTCGGAAGTATGATGGGTCAGATGATTGGTAAGATTGGTTCATTTGTAGGACAGATGTTGTCTTCCGGGGCTAAATTACTTACTAGCTTCATTAGCGGTATTGCCGGTAAGATTGGTTCAGCCGTTGGTAAGATTGCTTCCATGGGTAGCCAAATGATTTCCAAAGTAGGTTCATTTGTAGGCCAAATGGCGTCAGCTGGTAGGAACTTCGTAATGGGATTTGTTAACGGGATTTCCGGAGCGATTGGAGCCGCTGCTAATGCCGCCGCGAATATGGCTAAAAGTGCGTGGAACGCCGCTAAGTCGTGGCTGGGGATTAAGTCACCGTCTCGTAAAATGATGAAAATCGGTAAGTATACCGGTGAAGGTTTCGGCCTCGGTATTACTAACATGATTCGAACTGTTCGAGATAACGCAAGAGAAATGGCGGAAGCTGTATCTGATGCGTTAAGTGATATTACAATGGATGTTCAGGATAATGGTATCGTTGACAAGGTTAAGGATATCTACGACCATGTTATGGACCAAGTACCTGATACATTAAAAGGACCTCAATTAGGTCTAGTTGAATCCGCCGCTACTGCGCCTACGGTAGATTTGTACAAGATTAATCAACGTCCTACAGATTCTAATGAACCTAAAGACGGTGGTGAATCATCTGGAGGTAACATTACTATCGGAACTATCATTGTTCGTAGCAATGATGATGTAGACAAATTGTCCCGCGGACTGTATAATAAAAGTAAGGAAACGTTATCCGGCATGGGTAGCAATGTGACACCTTAGAAAGGAAGACTAAATGGCGAATAGAGATACTATTTTAGTGGACGACATTGACTTATCTACTAAAGGAGTAACTATTTTAGAATATTCGGGAATTAGCTTCGCAGCTCTAAAGGACGGAGGATTTAAAAATCCGGAAGGTATTGACGGGGTACTCGATTCCCCGTCTACTGCCTTTTCTGGATTAACTGCCTCCATTACAGTTCTAATTGAGGGCGAAAGTGAAAAAGATGTGAACGCTACGTATCGAGCATTTAAACAATTCATTAGAAGTCGATCTTTTTGGAAGATTTCCACAAAAGAAGACCCCGAATTTTTCCGATACGGTAAGTTCCTGGGGGAAAGTGAACCAGGTGTACTGACAGACGTTCCAATTTTTGCACAAGCTCACCTTATTACTAAAATAGGTATTCAATTTAAAGATGGTTACGAATATTCTAAGAATGTAATTACTGGCCAGTATAATTACGCTTCGGGGGTTAACGGTCACGAGATTACTAACCCAGGTAGACCTACAAGACACTTCGAAGTAGAAATTAGTACTGCTCAACGTCTTCCAGGCTACATTCGAATTGAATGTATTGGACAAGGTTCTGTAGAGTTTGGGACTAATTCTATTATTCTTGATCCTGGAAATCGAATTAAGTTCAACTTTGGGACATTCGAACTACTTCAATTAGCTATTAACAATAATGTTAAGAACATTTTCGGGTATTTGAAAAATGCGCAATTCTTTAAAATTCCTTCAGGAAAATCAGTACTTAGAATTAGTTACCGAACCAGTGATACGGCGACATGGACGACGAATCTTCCATTCCAGGTCCGTTATTCGCTGTCCCCGTCCTATTACTAAGGAGGCGCTAGATGATTGATAACAATTTAGTCATGACTCCTATTCCGGATAGCCTTCTTTACGTATACGACCAGAACTTCAATCTACTTGGTGCTAGTGTAGAGTGTTTCCATAAGCACTACGAGGACGAAATCATTACTCGTTCGAAAGGTAAGGAAGTACTTACGTTCGAAGCAGTAGAGACTTCATCTATCTATCAGCACTTAAAGACCGAAAATGTGGTCAAATTCGGGGAAAGATGGTTCCGTATTAAGTTTGCGGAGGACGACAATTCCGCTAAAGGACTAACTAAATTTACTTGTTATGCGTTATGGTACGAACTAGCGGAAGGACTACCGACCCCTATTAGGATGGTAGGGAGTACGGTTCGAGCCGTCGCAGAAGCTATTACTAAAGATTTCGGTAAATGGGTAAAATTAGTCATTCCTACAGACTCCGGTAACCGACCTGTACGGTCCATTACCTTAAAGGAAAATTCTGGACTATACAAACTTCGGTATTTAGCCAAACAGTATAACATGGAACTGACATTCGGGTACGAAGAGGTATTCGAACAGGAGCTCCGCTATGTCAGAACTGTCGTAATTATCCAGCAGTATACTGAATCTAAAATTGATTATCCTTTAGTAGTTGAAGAAAACCTGAACCATATCGTAAGGGCGGAAGATTCCCGTAACCTATGTACGGCTTACAAGCTGACAGGTAAGGGTGAAAACGACGACGAGGAACTCACCTTCGCAAGTATTAACCACGGAAGTGACTACCTTATTGACGTTTCATGGTTCACTGAACGTCAGATGCGTCCTAGATACATTCCTAAATCTAAGCACGATGACCGCTTTAAGATTAAACAAAGTATGCTCGATGCGGCAAGAGCCTATTTAGATGTATACGCTAAGCCGTTAGTTACATATGAAGCGTCAGCAATTTTGTACGATAAGGTACCTGACTTACATCACAGTCAATTAGTGGTAGATGACTTCTATAAGCTGAACGAGTGGCGTAAGGTTACGGCACGTTCCGTAGACTACGATGACTTATCGAACTCGCAAATTACATTCGATGACCCTAGACGGGACTTAATGGATCTTATTAATGACGACGGGGATGGGGCAATTTCTTCGGGTAACGAAGAGCAATCTCATGTAGTTATTAGGTACGCTAACGACATTCTAGGTACAGGCTTTAACACCGAGAACGGTAAGTACATAGGTGTTCTCACTACTACAAAACGTTCGGAAGATTTAAAACCTGACGACTTTACGTGGGTTAAAATCGAAGGTCCAGAGGGTAAGCAGGGGCGTAACGGGGAACCGGGTACGCCTGGACGGGACGGAGTTGACGGAGTAGCTGGTAAAAATGGTGTAGGTATCGTGGATACCGATATCACTTATTGTATTAGTTTATCAGGTACCCAAGCTCCTACAGACGGTTGGTCCTCACAAGTTCCCGAACTTACTAAAGGTAGATACCTATGGACTAAGACGTTTTGGAGATACTCCGACGGTACGCATGAGACAGGTTACTCGGTAACTTATATAGCACGTGACGGGAATAACGGGAATGACGGGATAGCTGGTAAAGATGGTGTAGGTATTAAAAATACTGAAATTAGTTACGCTAGAGCTACTTCTGGGACAGACGTTCCAGCTGGGGGTTGGCAGTCTAGCGTCCCAGAAGTTCCCTACGGTGAATATCTTTGGACACGTACTAAATGGACGTACACCGATAATACTTCGGAAGTAGGGTATTCTGTAGCCCGTATGGGTACCCAAGGACCTAAAGGGGATTCAGGAAGTGATGGACTTCCAGGTAAAAATGGTGTAGGGCTAAAAGGGACCGAGGTCGTTTACGGACTTTCGGATAATGATCAATCTGCCCCGACAACATGGACTCAGCAAGTTCCTAGTTTAGTTAAAGGTAAGTTCCTATGGACTCGAACCACCTGGACTTACACGGATACTACTTCGGAAACTGCCTATCAGAAGACCTATATAGCCCGTGACGGTAATGATGGGCGAAACGGTATCGCGGGAAAAGATGGAGTAGGTCTACATCATACAGATATTACCTACGCAGGTTCCACCTCCGGTACTGAACCTCCTACAGGTAGCTGGTCTAGTCGTATCCCAGAAGTTCAACCAGGATTCTATCTATGGACTCGAACTATTTGGCACTATACTGACAGCACTAGTGAGACAGGATATTCGGTATCCAAGATTGGCGAACAGGGTCCACGAGGTATTCAAGGACTTCAGGGGGAGACAGGTAGACAGGGTATTCCAGGTACTCCTGGACGAGATGGAAGATCTCAATTTACTCACATCGCCTTCTCCGACAGTCCAGACGGTACAGGATTCAGTCATACTGACCAAGGTCGCGCCTATATTGGACTGTACCAAGATTATAACGAGGCTCATTCTAAAGACAAGACTTCTTACAAGTGGACTAAATGGATAGGTCGTGACGGGGCTCAAGGTATTCCAGGTAAAGCTGGGGCAGATGGTAAGACTTCGTACTTCCATGTAGCCTATGCCGGAAGTGCAGATGGGTCCAGGTCATTTAGTTTAGAAGATCGTAACCAGCAGTATATGGGATACTATTCGGACTATACAATAGAGGATAGTACAGACCCTAAGAAGTATAGATGGTTCGACCGTATGGCTAATGTACAGGTAGGTGGAGTTAACCTTTTCCTTAATTCCTTGTTTACATTCGGCCTGAAGGAGCAGTACTCTACTTATAAACTAATTGACGGCCTTGACGATACTAAGGGACAGATAGTTGCGAGTATTGACACTACTACTAAATATAGAGGCTATAATACACTTAAAATAGATTCGACGTGGAACGGTAAGTACGAAAACCAAAAAATTACCTTCCGTGTAGGCGGGGACGGTCGGGAATTTACGGACTATGGATTTACTAACCAGAATGTTCGAATCAGCTTCTGGGGTAAGAGTAACAAGGCTAACGCAAGAATTGACTTCCAACCTGGATATAGGGGTACACTTGAACCTTTATACTTAACAACAGATTGGAAATACTACTCCACTTACTTATGTTTAGCCGAAGATACTAAATGTTCGCAAGACGTTATCATTAGCCTACTAAGTCGAGAAACTACAGCATGGCTAGCTATGATTAAAGTCGAAGTAGGTACCGTAAGTACTAGTTATACGGAAGCCCCGGAGGATATAGCCTACCGAATTAATAGTAAAGCTGACGGTAAACTGACCCAAGACCAGCTAAATGCTCTAGCGGAAAAGTCTCAGATTTACGAAGCAGAGTTAGCCGCAAAAGCTACTATGGGGCAGCTTAGTGACCTGGAAAAGGCTTATGAAGCTCGTATTAAAGCTAATGAGGAAGCTATTAGTAAGTCGGAGGCAGATCTAATTGACGCGGGACGTCGAATAGAAGCTACTGTAGCTGAATTGGGTGGACTTCGTGAACTGAAAAAATTCATTGATACCTATATGTCTTCTAGTAACGAAGGACTAATTATCGGTAAGAATGACTCAAGTGCCTCTATTAAGGTGTCCCCTGACAGAATTTCAATGTTCAGTGCCGGTAAAGAAGTCATGTATATTAGTCAAGGGGTTATTCATATTGATAACGGGGTATTTACTAAATCACTTCAAATTGGTAGATTTATTACTGAACAGCACTATGCTGACCCAGATTTAAACGTATGCCGGTATGTAGGATAGGAGGAAAACTATGGCAGAATTTTGGTCCAATAGTGACCGAGGTTACAGATTAAGATTATGGATTGACCAGGTAAGTCAGGACGTCGAACAAAATACAAGTCAAGTTCGAGCTCGACTGTCCCTACATAACGAATGGTACTCGTTTGCAGAATATAACTGTTATGCGGATGTGGTCATTGACGGTCAAAAGCAAGAGTGGTCTGGCCGACCAGCTATGCTACAATTTAACTCCATGATTTGGTTAATTGACCGAACATTTACGGTACGACATAATGAAGACGGTGCTAAGAACTTTGGATTCTCTGCTCACTTCAGTGGTGACGGTGGATGGTCTCCTGCGCCAGGTTCATTGAATATTAGTAGTAACTTCACGCTTACGACGATTCCACGAACAAGTGACATAACCCTTAGTAACTGCGTTATCGGCCAAATGTGTTCAATTGGTATTAGACGAGCAGTAGGTTCCTACTACCACGAGATTCGATATCAATTCGGTAATCAGCAAGGACTTGTTACATCTAATGCGGGTTCTTATGCAAACTGGTATGTACCTATGGAATTGGCTAGAGAGATACCTAATAATATCTCAGGTGTAGGTACCTTGTACATTACTACATTCAATGCTGGACGTAGGTTAGGTACTAAATCAGTGAACTTCACGGCGTCCTTACCTGACTCCATTCAGCCGTCTCTTAAGTCGATCACACTAGTGGATAAGAACAAGACGGCGGCTAGTTTAGTTCCGGGTAACACGTTTATCCAGATTGTATCGGATATTGCGGTATCCTTTAATGGGGCGCAAGGTAGTTACGGTTCGACTATTAAGAGTATGGATGCCTACATTGTAGGTAAGAAATACTCAATTAATAGTAATGGACAAAGCTTCGGGCCACTGGATTTTAATGGTACGGTTAAGGTACGGGCTACGATTACGGATAGCCGTGGTCGTACCTCTTTACCAAAAGAAGTGGAAATTAATGTACTTGAATACTTCCCACCTGCCTTATCTATTCAGGTTTACCGGACAAGGCAAAATCCATCGACCTTGCAGGTACTTCGAAACTTTAAATTCGCTCCTATCTTAGTGAACGGTGTTCAGAAGAATAAGGGTACACTGAAATTTAAAGTAGCCCCTATTAATAAGGACAACTATGTAAATGATACAGGACCCGCGGCGGGTGAGTGGAGGGCTATTAGTCAATTAACTAATAGCGCCGCAAACTTAGCCGGTAACTACCCTTCTTCTAAATCATTTACAGTAGTAGCCGAATTTACTGACTTATTTACTCCACAAGCCCTATCCGCCTCAGCTACCGTATCTACTGAAGCTGTTATACACGCTTACGACAAACAAGGTAGATTAGGGGTAGGTAAGGTACCTGAGAACGGTAGGTACGGTAGTGTGGACATTGCTGGAGACTATTACGCTGACGGTCAAATGATTCAGCAATATCCAATTACTAATAAAGACGGTTCACTTAGTAAGGGTCCCGCACAATGGGACGCCCCTTGGAATGTACAAGGTACTCAATTTGGATGGAGAAGTGGTAAGTACGCTGACAACCCTACAGGTAAAGGCGGTGACTGGGGATTCCTTCAACACTACTGGATCGACTCCTGGAAAATAGTTCAGATATTTACAGCAATTTCTTCCGGACGTACATTTATTAGATCTTCTAATAACGGTAGGGAGTGGCGGCCTAATCAGTGGAAAGAGTTCGCCTTTAAAGATGAAACCAACCTTATTAATACAGGCTGGAAGGAAGCTGGGTATGCGGATTCTTATTATAAGCGAGTAGGGGACGT